GCGTAATCTCCCGCGACCATTTGGTCCTTTCCATGCTGAGTCAAATAGTGGTACATGTTGTCCCACTCAAGACTAGTTGCATTAGTTCCTGGAGCGGCTTCAAAGATATACTTGTTGTTCTGAATCACTCGAACAGTGGAGAGTAGATACTTTCGTACTACAAAGCCCCAATCTGCTGGCGATCCGCTAAACAAACGAGTTTTCTTAGCTTCAATTTTGTGTAGAGCGGTTGGTTCATCTTTAGGGTGGTTAATAAAAACCGGCATGACTCTCTGACCTTGTTTATAGGTATCAACGATTTTGTTGACACGCTCATAGAACTCAGGTCCAAAAGTTACGCAATCGTTCCATTGATCGAACGATCCCATATTGATGAGGTAGTTACTCTTCTTGGTTCTCCATGGATATCCCATTGAGGTTTTTCGGTTCATCTTATCGATAAACTTCACTCCAGGTAAACCATTTAGAGTAGATGTGTCGTCCAAGATTGTCAACTCTGCAAGCTGACTTTTAGGTAAATTCCGCAGGATATCATCAGTAAAAGACTGAACGCACTTTGATAGCACATTATCATCGATTTTGAATTCCTGCTGGACAATATCTAGCGCACCTAGGCGCCAGGGCTCGTACCCAACGAGGACGGGTTTGCCGGTTTTGCATTCAATGCCATATTCTTCAACATCAGCACGAATGTAGGTATCGACTACCTTGGATTTATTTCCTCCTCTAAATCCTGGAAGACTCCCATAGACAGTAGCATTACCTTCATCAATGTATCGAAACACTGATTTATGGTGTAGCTCACTTACTTGGGGAATACTCCCGTCTTCACTCTCCAAAAGTGGAGGACCGCTTTGAATGCAGATTTCACCGAAATGTTTAAATGCACTCTCAACGTCAGAGAGTGTGATGCGTACTGATGTGCACCTGTTTCGAGAACCACCAGTTTGATGGATCCCCAGAATACAGGGGCCAGATGGCGTGTTTGCCAAGAGCACAGAACCACAATCACCCTTAAGAGTATCAGTCTCACACTGAGCACTCCATGAGGGAATCGTTTGTCTGAGTGTTTCAACAAAATAATCATCTTGTGAAACAATGCCTGAAAGGGCATTCTCTTTAGCTGCTCCTTCATCACGACGAGTCAATAGGACACCTCGAAAGGTTCCCTTGAACTCATTCGCACAAAGCAAACCACGCAAATCAGCACGGGGAGGTACAGCACGAATTCTGAAAAAGACTAAATCCTTCTCTGGAATCTCAAATCTAGCTTCCTTTGAAAGGAAAAACTGGAAGTTCATGCTAACTCCATTCTTTTGTGGTGCTGTGACCACGGAAATATTGCAATCAAGATCAGGAAGATTATGCTTGTTGGTGACATACATCTGTCCACCCACACAAAACATTTTTCCCTTAATAATCTTGTTTGCTCCATCTCGTTGGAATCTCACATCAATATGTGAACAGTTCTTCGCAACTTTTTGGGTCACCGCATTGAAGTCCAGACCTTTCCAAGACGACACTAGTCTCCCAGTATCGAACTCTTCTGGTACGTAATCATCACGGTACCAAGGATTTGGTTTCGCATCCTTAGTAAAAGTTTCTGAAGTAGCTAAATTCCCTTGAGTCTCCAAATTCTCACAGTCTTGATATGTCTTATATGTCGCATATATTAGCGGCAAAGACCCAACCATGACAAGGACGCCTTTCTGCATTGGGGTCAAGTCGTAGACTCTATCTCCCAGGGCAACAATGCGTTCTCGAATTGCGTCTTTTTCACGACGCAACCTTTCAAACATATTGGAGGTCTCTTCATTCACTCGAGCTCGGATCATTTCCAATTGAGGTTCAGATCCAGGCCAAGTAAATCTTCTTCTAATGCTATTCTTCATATATTCATAGGCACAAGTGCCCAAAAAATACAAAAACATTGCACGAAGGGTATTTTGAAAACGGGTGAGTCTAGCTTCACAATATGTGAAAACTTTCTGACAGAGAATGGTCATCAACATAACGGCCACAATATCAGTAGCTTCCATAGATTGGAGCTCAGTGAAACAGACACAATACATGATAGGTCTATAACACTGGGAACATATTTCAGTTCTCTCCACGCCGGCCATGTTCTCCAAGACGAGTTTTTGTTGTTTTTTATGATTAATACTTTCTTGGGAGAAAAATTGAACGAACTCATAAATATCATCTGATTTGAAGACTTCATAAAGTTCTGCGTTCTGTTTTTGTTGGCCTTTGGCGGCACGCGCCTTCGAAACGGTAAATTCCCAAAAATCTGGATAACACCCATATTCGGTTGGTGGACACTTTGAGGAGTCCAACTGCCGATCTTGAGGTGCAGCTCCTGGATCTTTAGCGAATTGTTTTTTCACATACATCGTAATATGCAGTTGAAATCTACGCATGATGGCTAGTGAATTGCAATAATACGCATGTGCATTAAGGTTTTGCACATTTGTAGTAACTTGCACCAATTCGGGCCGAATGGGAGTTTTTCCCTTGTCAGCCAAATCTGCCTGTGGTGGACACCAACCACAAGTATTTCCTATCTGAATGATTTCGGAAACACTCGGATCTAGTCCCAAGTCGGGTTTCATCTTACCCGCATCGTCCAGAACAATACACCATTTGTATGTCTGAAATCCAGACCAATATTCTGATTCACTACAACGAACGTACACAAAATCATCCCCTTGGGGTAATTTATGCACTTTCGCAAAGTGTTCACGGAGTACACTATTTAAAGTGGACTTTCCGATGTCAGAACCTCCGTACATTTTGTACATGAAAGGAGCTGGTCGATTTTGCTGGACGGCCTTCTTCGTTTGTTCCTCAGCTTGGAGAATACGCAAATCACTGACTAATTTCTTGACAGCATTTCGTGCAGAATCTCTAGGATCTCCATACTTCACAATACCTTCGCCTTTTTCTATAGCAGCATTCAAATCTGCCAAAAATTC